CCAATAGAAAGTATCGTGGACTTCGCCTTTTGAATCACGAAATCCTGCATATTGATCTAGTCCCATATCTTTTCTCCTTTGTTAGTTTGATTCGTTGTCTTATCAAATCCCACCCCCCAATGCAAGTAATTAATTTAGGTGGTTGAGGTGGTGGAACTGGTGGTGGTGGGGGAACTGGTGGTGATGGGCTACCAGTGCTATCCTTTTTCTCTACGACATTGCTAGGCAAACGAGAGGTCAGCACGAGCTTCCGAAGTCCTGGTGACAGGCCCCGAAGGGAGAACTATACCAGTAACAATTGTAACTCAAACGAGACTAACCGAGCGAGAGTATGGTGAGCAGCAGGATCCCCAGGAGTGCCATGGTGAAGGTTGGCCATAGCAGCCACATGATAGCGAGGCATCCGAGAATGTACATCACGACAGTTCTTCATCTTTCTCCGCATCCTGGTCCTGAGCTGCAGGTGCTGGTACTTCAGACTCCGCCCAGCTGTTACCGTTGGCAATGCAGCGAGAGCCCCGGGCACCGGTTAATGCATAAACTTTTCCAGCTTCTGGTTTGTCTTCTTTTTTCGGCATATCTTTTCTCCTTTGTTAGTTTACGGGGCACTTCGCTTACAGTAACCCATATGCGGTACGCCTCTGTAAGTATCGTCCGCATCGTTGGAATATCCGTGCCCCAAGCTTAGATAAGACCTGATGGGATAAATGTCAAGAAGTATTTTCACCGACTTCTACCAGCAGCTCGTGCCAGTCCTGAAGTTACGCTGCCGGGGCACGGTGCTGGTTGTTAAACGAGAACGAGGATTTTTCTTTTCTAAACGAGAAACGAGAGGTGGTAAGGTTGTCTGTGTATCCCTTACCACCCTGATGGCTGTGCCATCACCTGCCCCCCGCTAACTAACAAAGAGGGAAAGAAACGAGGGGCGGGTCAAAGCACGAGCTTCCCGAAGCACAGGTGAGCTGTCTACGCCTGGAGATCCAGCTGCAGGATGCCATGGTCTAGTTCAAACGAGAACGAGAAACGAGATCCCGTGAACGAGAACGAGGTCAGGTGATCCGGAGACCCAGCTCACGCTGCAGGGCTCCTGTAACCAGTTCCCAGTCATACGGGAACGAGAACACTGCACGAGGAACGAGGGTTCGAGGATCAGTGAAACGTGACACTGGTCTATAAAGTTTCAAGCAACGCTCCAGGAGGGTCTCTTTGAAGATAATTACAGTTCCACCTGATTTAATAAACTTATTGATCCAAACAATCTGCCATTTATTTAACGCTGGAAAACTGACATCATCTGATTTCAATTCTACCCAAAAACTCTGCCCATAATATATACCAAAAACATCAGGAACACCATTAGAAGAATTAGATTCTATGCGGGTAAAAAAGGCATCAGGTATATTCTTTTTTATGTTATTCCAAAGTCTTTTTTCGTTCATTTAATTAAGTCAAGATTTAATCTTTTTGATACTCTTAATCACTGATGTAGGTATGATTGTAGTATTACCAATCTCGTCAATTGACTTATCATCTTTCTCTGAATAATCTCCAAAAATTCTTGTTATTCCCTTTGCCTGACTTAATAGATGTCCTTTGGTTACACAAACAGGGAGCTTCGCTTGAAGGGCATGGTTGATACTATGCCAACTGCTGTCACTACAAATGTCATACCACGAGACTGACACCAATGGATATCTTTGCTGCCAATCTTTTGCTTTTTTATTTATCGTAATCTTTCGTTTTAACATTTACAACTCCAACTGATGTGAACATTGTAGAGTTATGTACCATATTAAATTGTTTGATAAACTTACTCCAACTCAGGTTTTTGACTGATATCTTCCGCTTTGACTTCGATCGTTTTGGCGTTGTATCCATCAATTTTCTGTGTAAGTTCTTTGAGTTTACCTTCAAGTTCCTCACGGGACATACCCTCCAATCCAGTTACTTTTACTTCTCTTTTATCAACATACATAGACGCTAATTGTCCAGATCTGTATTCTGCATTGATGGCTGCTGCGTATTGGTCCTTCTTCTCTGCTTTATCTGCAATACGTTCAAGTCTTTTATATCGTCTTAACTTGTCGCCTTCATAAACTTTTACTTCCTCTGCAAATCTTTTGTCAAAATACTTAACTACGTGAGGGTTAAGTTTTCTATTCATTAATCTTGAAGCAATAACTGAATAATCATTTTCATTCTTACACTCGTACTTTGCATGTTTTAGTGCTTCAGCTTGAGTAATGTTACCCCAATTTTTAACCAAAGTTTCTACAAAAACTTTTTGTTTTGTAGTCAGATCAAGTTCAGTTCTAAGTTCTTTTCTTTTTAATCCCGCCATACCTAAATCTCATTGCACCACCCTTTTTCTTTTTACTCAAAAATAATTTTTTGTATAATCTTTTGGCTGACTCGGCCATTTCTTTTTTCATTAATTTTCTTTGTGCAAATGTTAGCGGTTGGATTTGCATAGTTTTACCTGCTTTGTCAGATGCATATGCTTTCCCAAAAATTTGTGGTCTTGCGATTTTTTTCTTTTGTCTCTTGCCTCTTTCAATCCTTAATATAATTCTTCTTCTTGCTCCTGGAGTAGCTTTAATTTCTGCCTGACTTGTAAACTTAGTCCCTCTAATTTTTCTTTTTATATCCTGTTTAACCAAATTATATGGCACAACCGGAGTTTTTAATTTTTTGGCTCTTTTAACTTCAGACTTGTGTGCTCTGTAAGCTTTTTTAAACGCTGCTTTAGCAGTGTTAAATATTAATTTTTTCATCATGATTTTTTTATTATATAGATTATTTCAACCTATGACTATATCTTGCGTTTGTTTTGATTGCGTTCCCGCAAGTGTCCCTGAGGGACACCATAGGGACACCACAGGGACACCATAAATATCGATTAAAACCATTGATATACTTGAATAATAGTCTTTAAGGGACACCAGGGACACCTATTTGACCCCTGGGGGTTGTTTATTTTGTTAATTACTCTGAAATATCTATATAATAGAATTTGTAAGATTGGCCAAAATAAGGTATTGTGGGTTATGGGTTTAATGTTATTTGACCTTGAATCATCGTGTCGGGCGGGTTTTATCTTGGCTCCTTATACCAATGATCTTTTTTTACCGCCCGGTGCAAAATTTGTTAGACCGCCATGACTACCTACACATACAACCAACAAAATTTCCACTCCCATCATTCATCAAATGCAAATTTAAAGTATCAACATAACCAGTAAGTTTCAGTCTCAAGATATCACATAAGTCAAAACAACTTACATCTGCTGTAATTACAATTCCTTCCATTATTTCTTTTGTGACTGGTATTAATTGATACAAACCATCATTTACTATTATCAGATCCATATTGACTCCTTATTAATTGGTTCATTACAGTTGTCCAAGGATTAAAATTATAATCTTTTACAGCACACCCTGACAACAAAATTAAAATTATTAAGATCCTCATCTTCCTAATTTATCTATTTTCTTTTTTATTTCTTTTCTCTCTTCCTTAGTTTTTGCAGCTCTATATAGCCTATAACATTCTCTATAATTAATCCATGATTTTTGTAGCTCAGAAAATACAACTTTTCCGCTATCAACCAATGATACATACTTCTCTCGTATTACTTCTGGGTCTAGATCTGCATACCAACATATGTCTTGAAAACTTCTACTATTTTCTAAAAACCATTTATGACTATCTTCCTTCCAATAAGTATCTTTCTTAACACCGCTAGTGCTTATGGCATCTTCTAATGCTTGTAAAATTATCGCTTGAAACAGTTTTTGCTCCGGTGGCCGTTGTCGTGTAATAAATGCTGCTGCTATCTTAGTGCCCAACAGTTTTAACAAGCTTGGAGAATAGTTCACGGAGTAATCTCTGATCTTCTCTAGGAGCTTTTATATAAACTGACCACTTATAATCTATTAATAAGTCTTCAATATAATCGGTTCTCTCCAGGCCACTGAGGAGCTTACAATTATGCATGTTTAACAAATGTAGATTATTTATTTCAGATTTATCCATGTGCAAGACCAACGTGTGGGAAAAGATATGGATAATGAATTTCACACGTTGATCTATGCATTTTTAACAACCAGTTTAATTCCTTTAGACTTTGCTACGCTGCGCCTACCTGATTGCCAACATTGCTCAAACCGGTCAAGCAATGAAAGATTGAAATTTCCTAGTCCATAATCATTTCCACAATACAACTGAAACATGACACTGGTTACAGAATCATAAGTCTTTTTATCAGGGCAGCATATTACTAATTTTTCTAGTGCTGCATCTAATGCTTCAGGGCTACTTTTTTTAGCCTTATCTACCACTTTTTCTCCTAAATTAAGTTAATTAAGTAAGTGTCAATTGTTATGTGAAAATAAAGTGTTTTAAGCCTCACTTTTTCATTTAGGCTAGGAATACGTATATTGAATTAATATTTATTTTAAGATGAATTGCAAGTATAAAGTGGCACCAGTCTCCCGGTGCCACACCTAGGATTTATTTGCTAACTAGGGATTTCCCTTGTTTGAGCAAATTCTGTTTCATTGTGTCATGAGATACGCCTTGTTTCTTGGCTATCTTTTTGACCTCCTCATCAACTAATTTGGCTATCATGCTGCCAGGTCTTCTGAAACCATTGTTGCCCATAGCCCTTATTATGTAGTATGATTGTATGTCTACCGCACAACTTTTCCATTTGTTGATGTTCATAAATTACTCCTCTTCAGTATAGGTTTCATACTCTCTGTTTATAGCCCAATCTAATAGATTGATTCTTTTCGATCTTACAAGACCACCATTATAGATTTTTTGAAAAATTTCAATAAAATCATTTCTTGATGTGCCCTTCAAAAACAATGCAGATTTACTTCTACATGCTTTTTCAAATCGTGACCATTCAAATTTAGGGTGTCTATCGCATATAATATATGCAGATATAACTGACCTCTTCAATCGTCTTTTGCTATCAGACTCACTTACAAAGTATTTTCTAAGCACATTCAAACAAAACCCAATTCGGTCTATATTTGCAATACCACCTGCAGGTATCTTAAAACGACCAAGTTTGAAATCACTTGTCATTCGCTTATGATTACTTGTACCTTTAAGCAGCAAGATCATTGTCTCGGTAACAGGAAAACCCCATTGATCCATTTTTTGTCTACAGATCTTGTAATCCATTTTACCTCTTGCACAATGATGTCCAAGATAACTTTCCATGGACCAATTTTTTCTACCAGTGTTAAACCTGGCTATGTCCAACGGATCGTCTGAGTTGAT